CATAGTTACCAGAGGTGTTTGCAAGCCCAGTAACGGGCCGTGGTTTTATCTTTAGCGGTTTTGCAGTTGTGCCGTGACCGGAAATTTGCTCTGCGCTTAGAGTCCTTATGTTGTCTGAAATCTTGGTAATCTCGGTGACCGTAAGATACTTTACGGATTTTGTCACCCTCCTTACCGAGGACAACAAACTTTTTCTTAGAAGATTTAGGGGCACGTTTTGGTTTGTTGAAACCGGGGAAACGCTCGCCCATATACTTGATGCCCCCACCGGGAAGCCTCTTAAAGCGTTTGGCAGCCATAAATATCTTCTATTATACCAGAGAATGTGGTTCGTGCCATATTATAATTTCCACAAAAACTGATATAATACACCACCCCCTTTTTAAAACTCGTGCATTAGGGTGGTTACCCTGTTTATGTAAACAAGGTAACCAGTACAAAATAAGAACTTTTTATAGTAGGGGGGTGGGACATAGCTAGGACAGGGAGCCTTCTGAGTTATCAAGAGACCCACGCAGACTTTTGATCGTCTTCCTCTGAGGAACCCTGAACCCTGAACCCTCTGCCTTCTCTACTGGTTCCACAGCCACGAGTCCCATACGCTGACGGGCACAGTCGAGAGCCAAGAAAGCCGCATCAGCCAAGTCAGGGCTTCGACCCATCCTCGATTTATAATCGACCTTGGATTCAATCTTCACTTTCAAGGTTCCAGATTTCACCAGTTCATAGTTCCGGGCACAGATCTCCTTGCCCAGATCAGCGTCGACCCCGCGCAGTTGTCTCGTTCTCATCAACTCCTTGCCCACGAACCAGAGTTCAGATACACGGTTCGTGTAAAGGTCTACCCCTGTCAGCTTGCTGTTCGCCCCTACGCGCTTGTCGGACGGCTTCCCACCAAAGGAGACCCTGAGAAACCCACTAGACCACTCACCAGCCAGAACATCGCAGAAAGGCGCACCAGCACCTGTGGCATCAACTGCGAGGTTATCCGCACTAACTTTATGTTTCTTACACAACTCAATGACCTTGGTCACGATCTGGTATGTTCTTGGGATTGCCTTGTTCGAAGCGTCATCGCGGATCATAAACGATTCGCCGAATTCGATACAGTAATCGCCATCATTGGTATATCCCACTTTCGCCAGATATAACACAGTTCGGTCACCTCCGTTAGTGAAAGCTGGGTCAAGTCCAGCAACCACCATAGGCTTACCTTGCCAGTCGGCTTTCTGTGTCGCACCGTGTCGGACGAGTTCTTGCTCACTATAAATAGTCTCATCCTCATCCCCGTCGAAGAAGACAGCACGGACCATTCGCATATAGGCACGGGACTCCTCACCCAGAATAGCCTTGTCTTCATCCAGTTTCTCCTGCGTGGGCAGGAACGGATACTTATCGAACCCTGCATCCAGATTCGGGGACCGTTCACCATCTAACCTGATGTAGCTGCCTCCCCACTTGGTTTTCCAAGAGTCGTCTGTCTGGGTAGCCACGGAATCCCACCCATCTTTTGGTTCAGACCAGACTCCAAATGCATCGAAACGGGATGCAGGGTTCGACATTCCAATGATCCTAAGTTCAGGGTTCTTGGACAAGTTAGATAGACCTGCATTTAGAATTGCTTCACTTAGTTCCGAAAGCTCGTCGCCAATAAGGATGACTTGCTTCTGTTTAATACCAATAAATTTACCGACAGCTTCACGGGTCTTTGATTTCTCAGCCGCGATCAACGACAAACCGGCTCTCTCGAACAGGGTTCCATTTTCGTTAACATATGCGATATTACCAATGGAGTCGCGAATCTTACAGGGTGCGCCTTCGATGACCGACATGAGTGAGATGATCGAACCCCAAATACGCTTTCTAGCTTCTCTTAGGGTTGTCGAAGTTATTAGAACTAGAGTCTCGTGTGGCCTAGCTAACCAGCAGATAATACCAAAGGCAGCCATACTGTGGCTTTTACTAGAACTTGCAGCACCCCCGATTGCGACGTATTTGTTTTTAAGAGCTTCCCTAACCATCAACTCGGCCCAAGGGTGCTTAACCATTAGCGGCTCTGGTAAATCTGAGTTGTTCCATAGCTCATCACAGATTCTCCAGAAATAATATTCCCTATCACGAACTTTAGTATGGTGAGCGAAACCCACCAAAAGCCCCGTAATAATAGTAGACGGTGGGATGGTAAACGAGCCTACCCTCATCATCTTCGTTTTGGGATCAATGACTGGCTCTAGTTTGTTAGTTCTTTTCTTAGCCATAAACAACTCAGTATAGATATGTCAGGTAACTCAAGAAACCAGAAGCAAAAAGATCAGCTAAAGAGGATGGCTCTTGATATGTATAATGACGGTATGCCACAAGTCCGCATTGCACAAGAGATTGGTATCGGCGATTCAACGCTCCGTCGATGGCTGCGGGAGATGAAAATCCCGCCAAAAAGGCACAGGCATGAACCTAACAAAGTTACTGAAGTAAAAGATAGGGTTCAGGATGCGTTGGAAGAAAACCTTTCCTCGACGATCAAAGACGCCATCAAGATTGAGAAAAGCAGGTTACGCGCCGAAGAAGACAAGGCGATCATGGAACACGCTGAAGTCCAGACAACCCCCGCAGAAAAATATCAAAGCTACGTCACAGCGAGCGCGGTCAAGCTGATGCGCGACAGCCTCAAGTTGATCCGACCTGCGAAGACAATACGCGAGCTAGACCAACTAGACCAAATCATTCGGCGGAACTTTGGGTTGGACGCCAAGGGCGGGGCTGCTGGGAGCAAGTTGTCCATCGACGTTTCAATATTGACGAACACCAAAACAGCCCTTAATGGTGGTGCGGTTAAAACATCAGGTCATGTCATTGATGTTAGCGATGCCGTTGAAAGCAAAAAAGAAGAACACGATGGAGAACCAGACCAAGATAAAAAATAACGGTGACATGGTCAACTACCCACCCCACTACCGCTCACACCCCTCCGGTGTGGAGGTCATCGAGATCACAGAGCATCTAAACTTTTGTTTAGGTAATGCTGTTAAGTATATCCTACGGGCTGACCACAAGGGGGCGAAACTCGAAGACCTAAAAAAGGCTCAGTGGTATATCACCCGAGAGGTCCGACGCCTTCAGGAAAACCCTCCTGAAAGAACCGAGTTGTAGTCGCGATGAATACCACCTACTCTCAGATGATCGTCGGCGTCGACAACGGTGTCGACGGTGGCTTATGCGCGATCTCAAGATGCCGAGGCTGTGTAATCTCCAAGATGGTAATGCCGACGCTGAAGCGGAATGGTAAAAGCGAGGTCGACTTGATGGCTGTGAAGGAGTGGGTAAACGAACTGAACACTGAACCCTGTTTCGTGATTGAGGAACCACTGCACCATGCCAAGAGTTCCCAAGCTGTTCGTTCTATGGCAATAAACTTTGGTAAACTGTTAGGGGCTTGCGAGATGCGTATGTGGGAGGTTAACCCCATAACAGTCAGGGAGTGGCAGAAGGAAATGCTGGGGACTGTCCCCAAGGGGAAAACAAAGGAAGTGGCGAAGGACATAGCAATGATGCTGTGTCCGGGTGAAGACTGGACTCGATCAGAGAGGGCCGTGGTCCCCCACGACGGTATGATCGATGCTTATCTGATTGCTGAGTATTGGAGGAAAAAATCAGCTTTTTCTGATTTAAAGGAAAAAAATAATTGACTCTATTTCGGAAACGTGAGAGTATCCCGCCGAATGAAGCAATTATACCCGAAGCAATTAGAAGCCTTAGATTTTTTTACCAGTAAGATAGATTCAGGGTTCAGTACTCTGGATGCGAGTGCCACCGGCACAGGTAAGACCGTTGTGGCGGCGCACCTCGCGAAGCACTGGGACGGCCCAGTAGCGGTTCTTTGTCCTAAAGCGGTGATACCTTCTTGGGAAAGGGAACTATCCGAGACAGGTATCGAGCCTCTGTTCATTCTCAACTACGAGAAGATACGAGGTGGGCGGACTCCCTACATGACCAAAGTTGGGAAGTCTATTATGAACTGGAAGATTCCAAAGAACACCCTCGTTCTGCTGGATGAAGTCCATAAGTGCAAGGGGCCATACACACAAAATGCCCAGCTGTATATTTCTTTAACGCTCCAAGGTTTTACCACTCACGCCATGTCTGCAACGGCAGCGGAGAACCCTACTGAAATGCGGGGTCTGGGTTTTGCCCTCGGCCTTCATACACTGAACAAATCCAAGGGAGGTAAGCGGTCTTTTTACGGGTGGATGAAACAAAACGGGTGCTTCTTAGACGAGTGGGGTAAATGGGACTTTTGTCGGGCGAGGTCTGGTGTAAACCCCAAACTCACCCAAATGCACGACACTTTATTCCGATCCCAAGAAGCACGGGCTTGTCGATTAAAGACATCAGACTTCCCCGATTCCTTCCGAGAGAACATGGTGTTTTATGAGCCAGTTCAGTTTACGAAAGCAAAGCAGATTGAAAAAGCATTCAAAGAGTTGGACATAACGCCCGACATCTTGACCGACTATATCGAGAATGGCACAGTAGAAAACTCGGACAACATAGTTCTAGTTAACATACTAAGAGCTAGGCAGTTATCAGAGTCTCTCAAAGCTCCTGACATAGCCGAGATGGCGGAAGATTTAATCCTAGAAGGGAAGAGTGTGGTGGTGTTTGTAAACTTCACCCAGACAGTTGATGCGCTGGTCGAGAGACTTAAATGTCTTAAGATCGATGGAAGACAAAACTCGGCAGAGAGACAGGAAGCTATTGACAGGTTCCAGAAGGACGAAGATAATGCCCTCGTTGTCAACATAGCAGCAGGAGGGACGGGTGTTTCTTTGCATGACGTTCGAGGAGAACGACAGCGTGTATCCATAATCTCCCCCACCTATGTAGCCAAGGACCACCTTCAATGTCTGGGCCGAATCCACAGGAACGGTGCTAAATCGGACGCGATCCAAAAAGTTCTCTACGCCGATAAGACAATAGAAGAGTCGGTTATCAAATCTCTTAAAACTAAAATCAACAACATAGATACATTAAACAATGGCAGATAACGTAAACCACAGCGAACGCGCCCACGCAGAATTTGGACCTAGCGGACTAAAGTATGTCAAGGCTTGCCCCGGCTTCAAAGGAAAAGAAGGAACCTCTGAAGCAGCCGAAAAAGGAACTCGGATACATGAAGCTCTAGAGGTCCATGACCCTAGTGCCCTTCACGACGAAGAAGAGGTAGAGATCTATGAAAAGATCGTCCAGATGGAGTTCGAGTTTATGAAGGAATTTGAGTCAAACAATTAACTAGTTACACTATGATAGTAAATATTCTAAAAAATAACCACACTATTTCAAAACCGTTTAGGTCTATATTAGGAGTAGACACTCTTAAATCTGAAAAAAAAGAAAAGCATACTTTAATGGCCCTCAATTCCCCGAGGCTATCAGAAGTTGCTTGCCTTCTAGTCAACAAGTATAACATAGACTGCATCATTGAGACGGGAACTTTTCTGGGCAGAGGGACCACGAAGTCCTTCGCATTTACTGGGGTGGAAGTTCACTCTTGTGAATCTAACGGAGTCACCTACAAGAAGGCCATAGAGAACATAGGTTACCTGCCCCATGTTTTCCTTAACCACGCGAACTCGACAGAGCGAAAAGATTTACCTGCAAAGTTGGTTGAGAAAATACAAGTCGAAAACGTAGCCAAAGAGCAAAACTGGTTAGCTAAAACCCTACTTGCCAAAAAAGATAAGAGAGTCTTACTCAGCTTGGATTCTGGCGGGGCTATCGGACAAAAAGAAATGACAGTGGCTTTGGATGCCATAAAAGAATATAACAACGTAAGGTGTTTGGTTCTTGATGACCTCCACCAAGTTAAACATAAAGATTCTCCTGATCGGGTACATGAAGAGCTTGGCCTAGATATATACCAAGTCGAGCATCGCTGGGGGTTCACCATAATATAGGACATTATGGAAATAAAAATGCGATACGGAAACCGACCTGCGCTCCGAGACAAGATACTGGAGCTACTTGCCGACGGTAAGGAAAGACATATATCAGAGATTGAGAAAGAACTGGAGTGGCCCACCACAACAAGTATCTCGAAAACACTCATGGAGGTTAAAGAAAAACTTACTATATCTCGTGACTCTAGAAGGCTACGAAGAAAAAAGTTCAACAACGCGAACAAAGGCACTATCTGGTGGTTGGAAAGAAATGGATAAGCACTCAGAAGATATAGGAGGCTGGCTCGACTTGATGGTGTCAAAGGACATTAAGAGCCTTCGGGAGCATTCCGACTCTTTCAAGAGTTGGGATGACGACACACTGAGGCAACTTTATGGTGCATTCTGCAAAGATTTCCACCAGTGCGAATGGAAGAGGGCGACCAAAGACACTATCAGACAATTTGAAAAAACACTAAGAATACAAAACGATGACTGATTACAACGAGATACGTCTAAACATAGAACTAAACTACGGGCTATCCACGTTTGGTACGTGCGATAGATTAACAATAAAAGGAAAAAAAGCTTTACTCGCTGACTACAAAACGGGGGTATCACAGATTGACCACCCGTCCGAGAACTGGCAATCGAAAGCATATACAATCGGTGTGTTTGATAAGTTTCCCGAGATCGACGAGGTGACTTTCGTATTCTACATCCCGTTCTATAACGACACGCCTAACTATACTTTTCATCGCGACGACCTTGCGAAGATTAGAGAAGAGGTAAGCCGGGTAGTCGCTCGAGCCACTTACGTCAGATCCAAGTGGTCATCTGGGTCGCCATCTCTCGAAGAACTGAACCCTAACCAAAACTGTCGGTTCTGCCACTACGAGGATTCGTGTCCTGCACTCGGCGGGATGATTTTAGAGGTGGCCGACAAGTTGGGTTCCTCAGTCCCAGAGATATCTGGTAATGACGACCCCGAGGACTTGGAGGCACTTTGGTCTATCGCCAAGGTTGTGACCAACTGGGCTAACGCCTTCCGAAAGAACCTTGTAGAAAAGGTGAAAGATGGAGACGTATCTCTTCCAAGTCTCCGACTCAAGTCAATGGGCACACCCAAGAAATGCAATGACAACGGGGCACTGGTTTCAGTGGCCCAAGACTTCGGAGTAGACGAAGGAGACATACTGGAGATTGCTAGCATCCCTATCGGTAGGCTCACTAAAAAGATTGAGCAAAAGGCGGATAAGGGTTCAAAGAAAGAAAAAAGAATTGAATTTCTTGACAGCCTCGATAAGGAGTCTATTCTTACGCCGTCCGAGGAGAGGTTCACCTTATCGTGATCGAGTCCCTTTGACCCAACATAACAATAAACAATAAACAATAAACAATAGAAGCTATGTCAACAGAACTAAGCAAACCAAACGAGTCGGGATTCCTGATCTCCGCATCAGACATCGACATTCCACGCATTAACGTAGTCCAGAAGACTTCATCCATCGACGCACCTGTGGGTGCTATCGTCCTCGGCAAAGAGTTCACCTTGTGCGAGGCTGATGAACCTATCCGCGCTGCGGTAATCAACCCCACCAAGGGCTGGAAGGAAGATATACCATACGGCTCAGAAACAATGGCTCGTATGGTTAACACAGAATCCGAAGCGGAAGAACTTAGAAAAGATTCTGAGTTCAAAGTTATTGAGTTCGCTGAACTCACTTTTCTCTTCCGCTCGAGCCAAGAGGAACCTGACCCAGCAGCATTTCCCCTCCCTTTGGGCGACGATTTCTGCGCTCTTGGGAAGATTCATGTCCATAAGGACGCATACAGACAGACATATAAGGTGCTGGCGACTTGGGCCGCAGGAAACCCAGACAAGAGCATTAGCTCAGTCGAATGGGATTTCAAGAGCGGTCTACTCCAGCGAGGTCCACATAGTTGGTATGCCCCGTCTCTCAAACCGACGGCGGAACCTGTTAAGGAAGATATCGCGAAGTTCATTCAGACTATCTCTTCTTAAATAACCTTATAGAATCCCCCTCTAGGCACAACTGTGCCCAAGAGGGGGATTTTTTTAACTCCTGTAAAATAGACTAGGAAAAGTGAATATGCGTGTGTTCGCCATAGACTTTGAGACCTACTACGATAAAGAGGTCAGCATAACTAAACTAGGGTGGAAAGGATACTTCAACCACCCACAGTTCGATCCATACATGGTTACCGTCTACGCAGAAGATGACGAAGGTAAGTATGAATTTGTAGGCAACCCTAAAGACCTCGATTGGTCTTTTCTTGAAGGTAATATAGCCTTGTCACACAATGCCTCGTTCGACGAGTTGCTCTACCTCGAAGGTCTAGAGAACGGTTGGTGGACTGGTCCTATACCAAAAGAATGGCACTGCACCGCTGACATGGTCGCTTACTGTGGTTATCGACGATCCCTCGCAAACTCGTGCGAAGAGGTGTTGGGTATCACCATATCAAAGGATACCCGCGACAACATGAAAGGTTTGAACTGGGATGAAATGGACGACGATTTCCGAGAGGAAGTATCGGCTTATGCTATCCAAGATAGTGTTCTCTGTCTTCGCCTGTGGGAGAAGGTCTCCCACAAGTGGCCTCAAGTAGAGCGCAATATTAGTAGGATGAACCGCGTTATTCTCCAGCACGGGATTCACGTAGATGTGGCTGGTCTGAAGAAAGCTAAAGAAACTCTGAACGAGCAACTCTTCGATCTTGAGTCAGCCGTGCCGTGGGCAGAAGACTCGTCCATCCTTAGCCGCAAGGCTTTTAACAACAAGTGTCGAGAAGAAGGTATTGAACCACCAGCAAGCCTCGCGATTAACAACCCTGACGCTGATGAATGGGTCCGCAGAAATGGTAAGAAGTATGCTTGGGTGGGGGCGGTGCGTAACTGGAGAAGAATAAATTCACTTAAGAAAAAAGTAGAGGCGATCTGTCTTTCCACAGTAGCCAACCGGAGATGCTATATTGGGACTCTGTATTTCGGAGCGCACACTGGAAGATTCAGCGGGTCTGGCGGGGCATTTAACATCCAGAACCTCCCTAGAGCGGAAATGTTTGGGGTCAATGTTAGGTCGCTATTCCGTGCGCCAGAAGGTAAAGCCTTAGTAGCTGTTGACCTATCTCAAATTGAAGTTAGGACATTAGCTTACCTAGCAGGTGACGACGAGTTGATTAAAGACATTTCACAGAGTGACGACATTTATGAAACCTTTGCGGTTCGCTTTGGGTTATGGGATCGAGCTAAGGGAGTCCTCGAAGAGGAAGACCCCCAGTTGAGGCACAAGGTCAAAGCCATTGTTCTCGGGTGTGGCTATGGTGCTGGGGCTAAAAAGTTCGCGAACTTCGCGGGAATGAGCCTATCGGAATCTTTCGAGGCCGTTAACCTCTATCAAGCCAAGCTACCCAAAGTTGTAGGTCTGTGGATGCGGTATGACAATTCGCTGTATACTGCGTTCCAGACAGTTGGGTCGAAGCGGGAATGGGATCTCACCCTCCCTTCTGGTAGATCCCTGAAGTATTCTAATATCTCTTTTAATATAGATTCTAACGGGAGAAGACACTGCGTTGTTGATCGACTGTATGGTGCGACACGTTCTAAGGCTAGGGTCTGGGGCGGCGTCCTAGCGGAGAACGCTTCCCAAGCTCTAGCTAGAGATATTTTCTCACACCATTTGTTGCGACTGAACGAAGAAGGATTTAAGATCCTCTTCCATGTCCACGACGAAGTCGTCTTGGAAGTCGACAAGAGTGACGCAGATGACATTTTGAAAAGGACGACAGAGATAATGTCCACAGCTCCAGATTGGATTGACCTGCCACTAGAAGCCAAAGGGAAAGTTTTAGACCAATACGAAAAATAATGAGATACATCAGAAACCTTAGAAGCAACGAAGCCAAGAAACTCAGCAACCCAGAGAAGAAAGCTAAAAATGCACAAGCGAAACCTAAGTTTGACTCAAAGGCTGAGTTCAGAGACTGGTGTGCGAATGCAAATACGGACCATCTATTCATTTCTTATTGCGAAGGTGACGCACCGTCACAGAGAATATCGAACAGCAACCCCGTTAATAAGTGTTCTGGTTTTATTGCTGACTACGACGCCCCTTTAGACTGGTCGAGTATCGAGGCTATTGCCAACGCCGCCTTCACCATCGCACCGACTTGGGTGAGCAAAACATTCAGTGGCTACGCTCGTTTTATCTGGAAGTTCGAGGATACCTTGCCAATCGACCCGTCCCTATATGACCCATTCATAAAAGAAGTGGCTCGCGTGATCAAAGCCCCCAAAGCCATCGCAGGGTTTGATGAAGCCAGCTATAAACCTAACCAGTATTTTGAAATAGGCAGTGACTGGATCTTGACAGGAGGTGATGTAAGTAATGACACTGTTAGGGCTGCGCTGATGAAAGCGGCCAGTAATCGGCCTCCAGAGTCGACAGACACAACTATACCGATGGAAGAGATCGCCAAAGAGGTTGAGAACTCATTCCCCGGACGGTGGTTAGGTGACTTCGAGGTGGGTTCTCGCGGACCTCTGTTCTGGATCAACGACGGCGTAGATCGAGAAGGGTGTCAGATTTCGGATGATGGAGTTATCTGTTATTCTGATAGGGGAGGTAAAGGCTTCTTCACATGGCGTGAGATACTTGGCCGAAAGTTCGTAGAGAAATACGAGCAAAAGAAAATGGGTAACCTCCTCGGGGAATACTGGTTCAACGGCAAGTCATTCTTCAAAGTCCTGAATGGGATGTCAGTATCTATACCTAAAGACCAACTGATACTAGAGTTGAGGGCCGCAAACTTTTCGACCAAACCTAAGAAAGGGCAGAACCTCTCAGAGATGGACAATGCAATCTTAGCCATCTCAAACCAGAACCGTGTAGACGAGATTGCTCCTGTAGTCTTCTCGAAGGACAGAATCGTCATACACAACGGACATCGAATCCTTAACAGTGCTTCAATTAGCCCCGTTGAACCCGACGAAGATGGCGACCCTGCTCTATGGCCCTTCATCAACGAGTGGTTGTCCCAGATGTTTTCCACCGCAACAGATTCTTCTGGTAACCCTAGACCCGCTACAGACTATTTGTATGCGTGGCTCAAGAGGTTCTACAACGCGGTTTTGGACAGGCGGTTCTGTCAGGGGCAAGCACTCTTGCTTGTTGGACCAACCAACAAAGGGAAGTCACTCCTATCGAACAAGGTGATCTCGGCTATGGTCGGAGGTCTCGCAGACGCTTCGGATTATTTGTCGGGGCAAACTAAATTTAACAAGGACTTGGCTCGTTTCCCTGCGTGGGTAATTGATGACACTGTGTCAGCCGCTAACTTCTCAGACCAAAGGAAAGCCACTGAACTAATCAAGAGGGCTGTGGCTAACCCGAGAATCGAGTATCACGCTAAGTATGTCGACGCTGTGAACATTCCTTGGACGGGCAGAGTTATAATGTCTCTGAATATGGACGCGAACAGCCTGTCTGTAATCCCCGCGCTCGATTCATCGAACCGCGATAAGCTGTTGGCGTTACTTATCAGCGACTCCGCAACTAGCAAGTTCCCACCAAACCACGTTGTGGAGAAGACCATAGATAAGGAGTTACCTCACTTCTGTCGATACATCCTCGACTGGAAAGTGCCCCAAGACATCGAGGTCTATTCGCGGTTTGGTATCGAGAGTTACATTGATGAAGCCATCGCGAGTGCGGCGTATGACAACTCAAGTAGATCCTCTATCGCAGAACTTGTAGAGTTCTTTGCGATCCACCACAGGTCCGCGAGCAGCGCAGTAGAGTGGAAAGGGACTGTGACTCAGTTCCAAGTCCTCGTCCAAGAGTATAACAACGGCAGACACGTTGGTCAGTCTTCTAATCTAGAATTCGTCCGTCGAGGCATGGCTGCTATGGAAGAAGCTTACAAGAGTAACAAAAAGCTACGGCCCGTTAAGTCTATAGGGAGCGGGGGTGGCAAGATCTGGACTGTTGGAGTGGCTGAATGCTACGACATTGCCCAGAATGTCATTGAATCTACGATCTAGCTTTCTTGATAGACCTCTTACGTTTTCTACGGCGTAAGGGGTCTACCCTACGGGGCTTTCCGGCAGGTTGCCCCAGCTTCTTCTTTTGGCTAATCCTGCTCCGCTTCTCAGATGCTGTCATCTCCTTAGAAGTTTTCGGAGTCTCCCGACTCACTCGTTTCGAAGGTCGGCAATACGGAGTCCCTCTTTTTTCACCCTCGCCCCTACCACACGGCTTCCCCGTGCGGACATCCACCCACTTCTCTTTGAACCACCTCTTCAGGTTCACGCCTTCTTTTGTTTTCCTAACTGGAGGCATTGCTATTCCCCCAGTTTTTAGCCCCAACTTTACGACACTTGGCTATAGCCCCGCTAGCGTATGCGGATGGAAACACTTTATAACGCCCTTTTACCTTGTGGTAACAGGCATCTTTCCTAGCTTTCTTTACTTTAGCTCGTCGCGATGTCTTGCCTCGGGGCATGGTTTTAGTATTTTTTAGTGGGTTTACTTTTCTTAGCCTTCTTGATCGTTGCTTTGCGATCTGGTTTTTTGGGTTTGGAGTTGGGGTTGGGGTAGTTCATGTTACCAACTGGTTAGTCTTCGGCGGTTTCGTCTGTTTCTTCTTTTGATGAGTTCAGAACTTTGGACCTAATCTTTTCTAGTGCTTCTTTTTTGGTTAGTTTATTCCCCATGATAGTAAGACTCCCGTCATTTGTAATCTCAGATACAAAATCGCCATATTTATCTACGTGAAATTTTATCCCCAGCCCCTCGGATTTCCCAGAAGCCCATGTGGATAGTGCCACTTCTGCTCCAAGACCCCATTTTGTTTTGATTAGATCATATAATTCGTCCGCTGCGTCGGGTTCTTTTTCTGTCTTGGGTTCTTGTTTGGGAGGAATCACTACATTATCGCGATTATTTTTCTTCGCTATAGACTGGCCTAGTCTCGAATCTAAAGAGACGGTTTTTCCTTTAGAAATAGATTCCTCTACCGCTTGTTGGAAGGTATCGTTTTCTGGCATGTCTTTATTCTATATCGTTGTTTACGTTATTGAGTAGATTACTAATCTTAGACCGGAACTCTGGCATAGTATACGATAAGGAGCCGCCGGGGTCTACTTTTCTTCCGGGCGAAACTTCATCATGGCCGAGGATGTAAGGAACTTGGAAGCAGTCGTATTGATCCCACAACCAAAGCAGCAGCTTTATTAAGCTGTTTTCCTGCTCGTTGGTAAACTTGTAATAGTAACCGGGGGCGATATTTTTGTTTTTCCTTACTTCTAGGCGGCACTTACCTTCAGGGTATGGTTCAGTCCGGTCGAACCAAGCGGTCCTGCGTTTGTCCAAATGACCCGGACATATGACTTCTATGCCGACCACTCTGTTGGAAACGTATGACCCCAAGCCATCATAGTAACTCTTACCCGCGTGGTAACCCCACTGATTCAGCGGGAAGTTTTGCCCTACGTTACCATCCTCGTCGATTACAAAATAGGTGAACCCCTGCCTTGCCTGATAAGACAAAGCGGACTTTAGGCTCTGGTTTTCTCTACCAGCCGTCCAGTGGACGATTGCTCCTTCTGGACCACCGCTCGGATACCTCCCTCTTGTCTTAGACGGGGGGAAATTTGTCTCTGCTTGAGAATACCACAGAGACCGCTGGTTGGATCTTTTACTAGAGCTATTATTTGACGAGGGAGAGTGTTCTCGATCAACTGCCGCAGACTCGCCCAACAATCGGTTGACGACTCTCAGGGCTTTGGCGTGGCTGTCACTTGTCCAATTTTTGAGATGCCACCGGAGCGTATATAGGTCATTCTTGTCCATACGGTTTTCCGGTTAGTAAAGCCATTACATAGCTGTAGTGGGAGTGGAACTTTTGGCCCCGGCCCTTTAACACACCCTCCTTGAACTGGTAGGATTTACCCTTTATCAGAGTCAGAGTAGGTGGATCGTAAAGTGCGGAGTTGTTCTTCTGCGTCTCGCTTTCTTCTAGCGATGACTTCGATACGCAACTTGTCAGCAGGGGTAGCGTGATCACCGAGACGATAAATTTCATCTTCATATTTATGGATCTCTCGCTGTATCGAGCGCATTTCCCGAAGAGGAAAAACAAACTTGTAGTATGAGGCAACGGCAGATAATGCCGATGTAACTG